GGGACGTCCTCAGCGTAGTCCTTGTACTCCTCAGCCGCCCGGGCCAGCGTCTCTTGGTCATCGCCGTAGCCGCCCTTCTTGACGAAGTCCTCAAACGACATCGGGGTGTTGGCCTTCAGGCGCATGTCACCCAAGATCTTGAGGGCTTCGGGGTTTTGGAATGCTGTCACGGTGTTCCCGCCCGGGGCCATGCCCTCAAGGTTCTGTACGCCGTGCTGCATCTCGTGCAGGAGGCTGGACTTGGGGTCGGCCTTCAAGCCCTTTTGCGTGATCTCCATCTCCAAGTCTGGGCCAGAGCCGCGCATTGAGGCTTGCTCGCCCATCGTGCCTCGGCCTCCTTGGTATACCTGCACGTCTGCCAGCTCGGGGTAGGCTTTGTACAGGTCAGGGTGCTCGTAAACGAACTTGGCGGGTTGACCCCGCACATCGGAGTAGCGGCCAAGCACGTCAGCCTCTTCCTTCAGGCGCTTCGCCTCTTCGCGGACTGGCTTCTTGGCCTCTGTCAGCGCCTTGGGGAACATATCCTTTTGACCGATGGGCGTGACCAGCCGCTGCTTGAGCGCCAGAGCCTGCTCTTTCTTCTCCCTGCCCAGCTCCTTGAGCTGCTCGGGGTTGCGGTAGATGGCGCCAGCATCGCTGATCTCTTGGCGCATGATGCCGTCAGCTCCGCGAAAGGTTCCAGTCTGGCGCCAGATGTCCACAGGATCTACGCCAGCTTGTTCCAGCGCAGTAGCGGCGTCAGCCTTGGCCTTGTTGAAAGTCTTGGCATTCGGGCCGATAAAGATCTGAGACCGTGTGCCATGAGCCATGCCAGACAGTAGGTCAGCACCGACCCCGCCACGCTCCATGATCTGGGGGACGTACTTCTCGGCCATGCGCTCACCAGCACGGCCAGCAGCCATGGCTCCTTTGGCGCCAGCCTTGATCACTTTGGGGATAACGTTAAAAGGGACGGAGCCGCCAGCCAGCGTGCCCAAGCCCGAGGCGAACTGGCCGACTGGGCTGTCAGAACCATACGGTAGGCGTTTAAGGATCTCTTCGCTGGTTGGCGCAAAGGTTGGGGACTCGTTGCCTGTGTAGAGCACGTAAGGCAAGCGGCCAAGCGACTCTATGTCGCCAGCCAAGCCAGCAGCGCCAGCGAATGCGCCTCGGCCAAGGTCAACTGGGAAGTTCTTTGCAGCCTCGCGGTCTTGCCTGTCCTCACGGCGCTTGGCGATCATGGGGTAGACGCCGAAGGCTGGCTTGTCGGGGCTCCCGTACATCAAGTCGGCTAGTTTCTGGCCGGTAGTCTTGTTTTTGGGCATCGTCGGGCCTCAGTGTGTTGATTGGGCTAGATTATGCCCTCGAGCTTTTGTCAAGTCCATGGCCCAGCCGTCAAACAGCATAGGGGTTCTCGCGCTTCCTGTGCTCCCAGCCAGCGTCAATGACGTCTTCGTCGTCGTAGTCCTCGTTCGGCGGTGGGTCGATGTTCAGCCAGCCAGCATCCCGCAAGTACCGCAGGGCTTGGCTCATAGAATCACAGAAGTCGTCATGGGTCGTCTCGGGGAACGAGCAGATCTGGCTGACCATGCCCTCAGCCCAGTCCCTGACGTATCCCTTACGGTTGCTGCTCTCGGGTATCCACACCCGCCCAGCCTTGATGATGTTAGAGATGATGTTCAGCCGCTGGGTCTTGTCTGCCTTGCCGGGGTTGTAGGAGCGCACGAACACATGGGCCCGCTGCAAGTCTTGGATCAGGGAGATGCCAGAAGCCTTGTCCTCGACCAGCACCAGATCCACCCGTCTGGCATCCTTGCCATCGCCGTAGACCGTCTCGTACTCCTCGAGCACCTTCTCCTTCATGTCGGGGTACTGGAGCCTGTCCTGCCATGCGTCGATCACCAGAACCGCCATGGGCCCGTCTTGGGGCTTGAACACCCCGAAGGTTATCTGAGCTGTCGGATCGTTCTGGGCCTTGTCTGTAAAGGCGCAGTCGTATGACTGGAGGATGTACTCCAGCTTGGGCAGGGGCTTGTCGGCAGGCCAGAGCTTGAACCAGTCCCGCTTGACGATGCCGCCCTGCTCGGGGTCAAGGATCTCGGCGTAGATCTCCTGCTGGCCCAGCTTGGTCCCCTCGTACTGGAGGATCTGCTTGCGGAAGTTGTCTGACAGGTTGTCGATGTTGGCGTAGGTCGAGGCGGTTGTCAGGTGTACGTCATCACCCTCCCGCCCGACCAGCTCGACGATCAAGTCCTTTGGCCGTGGAGTTGTGGTGCAAATGAGACGGGTCTTCCAGTTGGCGTCTACCTTCAGGCGCATGCCGAACATGATCTGGTCCCACGCTTCCTGCAAGTAGTCCCATGCGGCCAACTCATCTGCCCAACCTCCGTGAAATTGTGGCCCCCTGAACCGCTCAGGCTCTGATGCGGGTATACCCTTAATCAGCGAGCCGTTGACCAGCTTCATCTCGTGCATCTGCTTGTTGTAGTCAGCGATCAGGATCGAAGGGACCACGGCGATCAGGCCTGAGTCACCTTCAAAGCATGTGGCACGGACGTCAGCCGAGGTAGGGGCGGAGACCAGCCAGCGGGTGCCGGGGTACTCCCAAGCCCACCACCAGATCTGTTCGGCGGCTGTTCTGGTCTTGCCAGCCCCTCGGCCAGCTAGGAGCAGCCAGATCGACCACCAGTCGCCGTGGGGCAGGACTTGGTGGTTATGGGCCTCCAAGAGCCACTTGGCCCTCTTGGCGAAGGCCATCTTGTGTGTGTCAGGGGCTGCGCTCAGGGCTTGCAGGATCTGCGGGTCGCGCAGGGTGTCGAGCAAGTCATTCATTGGCTGTCTGGCGCTTGAGTTCCAAGTTCTTCACCGCAGCAGCCAGTATCTCCATCGCCCCGTTCTGGATCTCCAGCGGGTTCTCGGCGTCCCCAGCATGTACAAGCCGCTCGCCATACTTCTTGGGCTTGAGCTTCATGGCCGTCCACTTGCGGGCATCGATTCGGTTCTTCTGCCACTGAAGGAACGCCCCGTCCAACTTATGCTCGATCAGCTCGCCAGTGCGGCGGTCGATCACAGGGATGATTTCGGGCTGTTCGTCAGCGATGGCGATGATTTCGTCAGCCAGAGTGTCAGCCTGATCTTCCCGAGCGCGAGCGTAAAGGTCGCAGAATTCAGGGTAAGCAGCCAACCATCGGTACACGGTGGCCCTGTCTGGCATCTCGTCATCCTTGGTGATTGTCTTGAGACTCTCTCCTTCTGACAGCCTTACACAGATCACTGTTGCTAGGTGTTGCGTGAAAGATGATGGCCTTCCCGCCTTTTTCTCTTTTGCGGGGATTTTTAGGGGTTTACCCTCAGCATCCTGCATATCGAGGATTTGAGCGATTGAAGTCAGCGAGGGCGTGTCTACCCCTACTGATGCTGGATCGATGGCCTGTGAGGCCGTTTTGGTGCTTTTGCGTGGCATCTCGTACTTTCAGAGACATGTAGATGCCTGAAGTTTACCCCGTAGTTCAAGAAACGCAAAAAAGGGGCCGAAGCCCCATCGATCAGAAGTTGTAGTCGTAGAACTTGACTGGCTTGTCGCTCAGGCCAAACCTTTGGCCGTGCTTGTCTTTCCAACCCTGCTTGCCCAAACGGATGCGTACCACTGGGTTGCTGCCATTGCTGGCGATGCTCCACTTCTGTTCGCGCTGATTGGAGCAGTGGGCACTGAAGCCACCGACATGAAACTCCAGCTTAACGCTGTCATCGCGCTCTGCATCCATCTCGCGCACTTCAATTGTTTTGTCACTGATGACCTTGACCACCTCAAAAGGGGTGATGTCAGAGTAGCCGTAGTGGTTTGCGTAGTTCATGATGTGTCTTTCAGTTACCCGCCTTGTTGGCGTGATGTGATTATAGAACACAAAATTCAATCTGTGCAATACTCTTTCGCATCGCTTGGTCTTTGTGTTCAATTGCCTTTGTCAAGTTGACTCCAGCCCCCGATCGAATGCCCACTGATTGGGGTCTATATTTTCTTCCGTCAACCTAAATGGCGCCGTCTCTCCGACTGTCACGCATTTGCCGCCTGCGTTTGGCGTACTTACCGGCTCGGTAGGAAATCCGTAAAAAGCCTGTGAACCGGCTGCAATCGGTGGTGTGCATGTGTGAATCGTGGTCAGGTCAGCAGTGCGCTTGCCGCAGCGCGGGCAGAAGTTATTGTCGCTCATGTGTTCTTCTCCTGCCCCACCTTTGTCAGCGTCCACAGCGCACGCTCTTGCTTCATGCCTTGTTGTCTGCCTTGCTCAAATGCGTCTGGCTGTGCCAAGGCTTCTATCCATTCGCGTACCTGTGCATCGTCAAGTGACAAGCCTCGTTTCGTTGCAAAGTCTCTGATTGCATCTACGGCTGGCGCTGCGTCATCAGAAGCCGACAACACGATACGTTCTCTGCGTGATGTAAGGTAGCCCATAAAGTCAAACAATGCGCCAGCAATAACAGTGTGCGTTACCTGCACTGGCTGTGCCAAGGCCATGCCGCCAACAACGTCGATCAGCCTGCGTATCTCAGCCACCAGCGCGGCTGTCGTTTCAACGTCTACTGGGACTACGGCCCCAGACA